TTGCGCGCAATTCGCGCAGCCGCTGAAAATCGTCCGTTCGACGAGTTCACTTCAGCAGTCATTGAAGAGGGCCGTAAGCAGCTCCGTGCCAGCGGTAAGACTTCGAACGCTCAGATCGTTCTCCCTACAGAGAAGCGCACCATCACTGTGGCCGATAATCACGATAGTATTATCGAGAAGGAGTTTACCGATATTTTGGATATTTTAACGGCCTCACCTGTCATGCAGAAGTGCCGCTCACTCTCTAATTTGGTCGGTGATGTACAGATTCCTCAGATCCTTGCAGGCACTGCCGGAGAAGGTAACGTAGGTGCGTCATGGCTCGGAGAGAATGCAGAGAACACTCTCTCTCACTTCAAGTTCGACCATCGTGCGCTGACTCCAAAACGCCTGTCAACAACGATTTTGCTGAGTAAAAGTTTTTTGATGCAAGATTCCATTGGCGTGGAGCAGGCAGTACGCAAGGCACTCGCAGATTCAGTTCGTCAGAAGCTGGAGACAACTCTTCTGAGCGATGCAGCCGGTACTTCAACAAAGCCAGTCGGCATCTTCTATCAGAAGGATCAGACTGAGGTGAAGAACTTCAAGCAGCTCTGTGCATTCGAGGCTGTTGCTGAGAGAGCTAACTACAACAAGCCCATGGAGTACCTTTTGAGCCCCGAAGCCAAGGCAGAAATACGTTCTTGGACCTATGGAGGCGGCCGCACTCAGAGGATGATCATGGAAGGTCAGGAGATTGACGGTACACCTTATATCTCTACTTCTAACATGGAGGCTAACTCTTTCGCCTATATCAATTGGGATGACATTTTGGTTGGTACATGGCAGGGTCTCGAGCTTGAGGTCGCTAATGACTTAGCTCTTCAGCGCACCAATCAGATTGCACTGACGCTGTCAGGATTCTTCGATTGGATTGTTCTGCGTCCGGAAGCAATTCAGTACGCTACAATTGACGAGGATGCGCCAATCGATCCTTCAACCGGTGACTGATCGGATGACAAGATATAAAGAGAAGTCCGAGTGACTTCTCTTTTTTCTTAAATTGTAAAGAAAAGTACAACTGTGAACATCAACGTCGATATTTCAAAATTAAAAACACATCTTAACATTGATTAGGATTTCTGTGATGAGGACGAATATCTCTATTCGCTCTTCGAGACTGCTGTGATTTCAATCTAGAATTATATCGATAGGGATATCACTCAGTACGCAGAAGACGGTCAGTTGGAGGCACCGCTCGAACACGCTGCATTCCTTCTCGTCGGCACCTGGTACCAGAACCGCGAATCAGTCACGTACGGCACACCTAACAAGGTACCGCACGGACTTGAATATCTTTTACAAAGTTACGTTAACGTTTTTACTCGTCCATGAAAGCAGGATTTTATGACACTGTAGTTGAAATCTATCGTCGACAGGACGTAGAGTCTGAGTACCGCACTAAAGACGTGTGGACGCTGCTTCGTTCGACCAAATGCAGGTTCGAATGGCTGGCTGGTGCCCGTGTGATAGAGAACACTGAGATGTTCTATTCACAGAGCGCACGCATCACTCTGCGTTCTTATATCGATATTCAGGACGAAGACCATGTTCGCATAAAAGGTGTCGATTATCGAGTTGTTTCTATTAACAAGCGGGATAATACAGTCGACAACGATATTCTGGTCAACATTGAAAAGATAAACAAGTGATATTATGGGTCGATTGTCAGAAGCAGTTAACGGAGGCACGCAGTCCGGTCTCAGAGGTCGGAGAAAGAATATCTGGGCGCAAGCGCAGAAGAAAATTTAGTCAACCAACTGGAATTCGAAAGCAAGAAAGCTGATTGACGTCACCAATCTCGAGGACGTCGACCTTGTGTCAATCTTCAAGGGTGCATTCCGCTCAGAGAAAGTGCGTACGATGAAGTACGCTGTTCTTTCACTCCGTGACAAGGTTCTCGAGCAGCTCAAAGGTCAGTGGCCACGAGCGTGGCGTGAGGAGAATATCAACAAGCAGGGATACACTGACACGCTTAAGGATGCAGTTGTTGCCGGACGCGTGAAAGGAGAGGAAATCCTCTACACCAACGTCAATATCCTCGGAAATCGCAACAAGTCATCAGGTACATATCGACTTCGCTTCTTTGAGGAGCCGATTGAGCGTGAAAAGCGGGGAAAGATCGGTGAAGGTCCTATCGCTCCGAACTCAAGACACTTCTTTAAGAACGCCATCGACTCGGTCGATATTCGTCAGCTTATCGAGGATCACATGAAAACATATTTTAACTAAAGCTAATAGATGTTTAACTCCGGCATTCAAATAAACAAGTACGTCAAGAAATGGTTGACAGGATCTGCTGCTCTTCTGGAAAAGGTGCCAAAGAGGAATATGCAGCCTCTGATGATTAACCCGACCGAAAGGCCCGTGATCACCTGGATGCACGGCCCCGTCGAGCCTGACTACAGCAAGTCTCCGGACGGGCTGTCATTCGACAACGTCGAGGTTGCAATCCTTATTGTCAGCAATGACTACGAGGAGAGTTGTGATATCGCGGAAATCGTCAGGAATCTGCTCGAGCTGCACTCCTATGATGACGAGAACATTTCTATCCCTCTGATATAGATAGAGGAGATTTCAGAAGAGGTTCTGAATGACTCTTACGTTCAGCGTATCATCCTTAAATTCACTGTTTAGTGTAAGGATAATAGATAAATATACAAAATCCACATAAAAAGAAATTTTATTTACATAATATGTCCAGTTATATTAAGGGAAATTTGCTCCATGTATTTTACAAGTACGATGCGAGCACCTACAAGTTCTTTGCATATGGACAGTCAGATTCTTTGACAGTCACTAGCAACACCAACGAGATTTCTAGTAAAGATAATGGAAACCATCCCGACGTTGAAGTCTCTTCTACAACTTGGTCCATGAGTTCTTCTATGTACACAACAAAGGAAACTCTTCAGACTGCTCTTGATATGGCTAATTCAGCAAAGCCCTACACATTCGCTTTCGCTGTTGCCAAAGACGCTTCGGGCACAAGTGCAGCAGACGGTCTTCAGCCAGTGACCGGCTACGGAAGCACACAGACTTGGGAGATTGATCCAAGTATTTTCGTACAGTACGGAAATGCAATATGTACGAACATTTCTGTGGACTCAGGGGTTGGCGAAATCTCATAGGTCAGTCTAGATTTGACGGGGCTAGGCGCTCTAAGTGCAACAGAACCAACTGGTTCACGTCTGCACCCATATGTGACCGCGTGATAAAGAAGAGAAATAAACACTGAAATTCGTGTAAATAAAACCGAATTTCTTCGTGTAAACAAATATACGATAATCTTCTTTCGTATTAACTGTCTCGTTTTAGGCAATTCCGACACGCTTCCGGTGAATTCCGGGAGCGTTTTTTATGCGCAAAAGAAAAGCGCCGAGATATCACATCTGAGCGCTTACGAGAAAAATCAATTATATTACTACTTATGTTATTACGAATATCATAATATTTATCTAAAGAAAAACCGGACGGGATTCGCATCCGATCCGGATAAATGAAAATATCTTAAACTGAGTTAAAATGGCTATTGTATTTATCTGCCCTGAAGATAAATAATTAAAGCGAGACGCTGCACAGCGAGATCGACGCACTCACAATCGATTTTTACGCAGCTGTCGGGACGCTAACACTTTTTAGGATAAATGTTAATCTATCATAAATTCGATGAATAAGATATATTTAGGCGATGTTGAGATTGCCAACGTCGGTTCAGGCGGAGGCTCAGGTGACTACGTCGACACTTCGACTTTTGCCGAACAGACACACGCTGCTGCTGCGGCGCTTGTCGACTTGAAGCAGAAACACAACGAACTCGCTAAGCTTGAGGATGCACTCCAGGATCAGGAGGAGGCACTTCTGGCTGAAGTGCAGGCTGTCGAAGTTGCAAAGGCTGACGTCAGCGCTGTGTACATGAAATCAGATATTGATAATAGTGACAAGGTTGTTGCTGCGGCTCTCGCAAGTCTTGACGACCGTGTGTCGACACTTGAGACGAGTTCTGGCGGCGGAGGCGGAGGTTCTTTCGACCCGACTGACCTTTCGACAGCAATCGAGGATTTAGAAGATGCGCTTCTCGACGTCTCGACTGATATTGCTGATATCGACGCTTCAGTTGCCAACCACGAAAGCCGAATCACTACGCTTGAGAACTCAGGCGGCGGAGGTTCGTTCGACCCGACAGATATCAATTCGTCAATCAGTGATATTTCGACTCGCGTCAGTACGATTGAAAGTGATTATGTTGTTGCGAATGATATTTCATCGTTCGTGACTCAGACTGCACTTGACGCATCATATGTTGCTCTCGACGCTTCTATTCAGGCGCTCGACGCATCTGCTCTTGTATTCGACGCATCTATAAAGGAGTTGGCACAAGGCGGAGGAGGTGGAGGTTCGGATTCTGGATTCGAAAAAGTCGGAGACGGAATTGTTAGCTATTTTTCGAAGCCATATGTTAACAACGCTGGTAAAAATATTGTTCTTGGGTGTGTTTATTCCTATAATACTTCTACGAACCTTAAGGGTGAATATAATATTATAAATGCAAATGGAAAAATAGAACATTATGATGTCAAGAATAACATTATAAATTCTCCTGGTTTTACGGTTAGTAATGGTTTAAAAAATAGCATTTTAACTGGATATACAATTTCAGTAAAAGGATATGTGAATTATTGTAACATTAGTGGAAATTCGTTTACGGTTGGAAATAATAATAGTTAGAATTATCAAAGTTGTTTAATATCTGCATTTGGAAATAATTTTTTCACTTTATATGGCGGATTGGTGGCAGGATGTGATATAACAGGATATTATTGGAGTAATACTCCAGTGCCAAATAACACAAAAAATTTATATGGCTGTCACGTTGAAGGATATTGCAATTATATAGATAACACTTCTGTTAATCTTAATGGTGTGCATATAGAAGGCGGAGGAAATATTGCAAAAAACAACTACGAACATTCTTCCGGTGTAAAAAACCAATCATATTATAATTCGTCAACATTTGGTGACAGCGGAAATACGCTAATGACTGTCGGCAACGGAAAAGATCAATATGCGAATAATAGAGCAGCAAACACCAATTATCACAACGCATTCGAGGTTCGCCAGTCGGGTGATATCTATATTTCCGATGTCTCAGCTGCCGGCGAGTACTACGAGAAGCCGATGATTAACCTCCAGCAGAAGATCTACGAACTCGAGGCACGAATCGCTGCTCTTGAAGGTGCGTAAAACGTATAAACCGATAAATATAAAAATTAATCTACATAGATTATATGAGCAAATATTTAAGTGTCTTTCAGACAGAATCTCAGTATAATGCAGCAGCCGAATCTCTCGATTATCCTCATGTCAGTTTAATCGGCACGACCGGTGATTTGCATTATGCAACTTATGTTGGTAGAAAAGAAGTCGCAAATGCGCCGTTCGGTTCTATCTTGATGGCAGAAGTCGCTACTAACGAATTATTTTACATAGAAGATAGCGCTGAATATAATCTGACAGACTACCCGTTTGATGATTTTAAGCCTATCGCATTCTGCATATTTGACAAAGCCAGCAACGCTAATAACTAGGCTGTGTTTATGTCTGTTCAGTGGGCGGATTATACAGCGCTAGGATAGAGAAACCCATCAAATAAAAACACGTCATGGGGCTTTAACAATGTGGATTTGTCAGAGAAAGTTCCTGAAATTCGTGATAAAGGAACTAATCATATTTCTTCGCTAGTCATAAACGCAGCAATGAAACCTTTTGTGACTGTCGATTATTCTGGAAGTTCTATTCCAAATTCTGCTAATGATGGAGAATCGCCCGCTTTTTGCTGTTCTTGGCGCTATTCAACACCTGGCACTTCAGAGGGTGAGTGGTATTTGCCTAGTTATTATGACGTGATGAAGTACCAGCAGAACTACGCTGTGATTAACACGGTATTAACAAATATTAAAAATGTAGTAGGCACATCATATCTGAATACTATTAATAGCAATATTATTATTGCAGCAGAAAATGACTTAACTCATAGTTATAGTGTGGGTTCCACGTTAAATCCATATTTTCCAAAGTATAATGCAGGAAGTTCTGTATCAGGAGTCCGTCCCGTCTTCATCGCCGGCGTCAAGGAAATCTAAAAATCACTCGCTCACATCACAATGAAAACCATATACAAAGGCAAAAATGACCTGTACTACGTCTTCAGTATATCTGCCGAAGACTCTCCCGGAGTGCCGCTCACTCCGCAGGAGCTTGAGAAGCTGAGTGTTGATTTCTACACTTCGGGCGATGCGTCTGTCCATTTCGAGAAGTCCGACATCACCCCTGAGGGAATTCTGTACCTCAACGCAGACTCCCTGGCGACTCTCCCTGACGGACCGCTCCGTATGCGTGTGCAGATAGGTCTCCCGGACTCCGGGTTCGACGACGATCAGTTCGACCAGATGGCGGAGCGCATGACAGGATATTTCATAAAAACATTCCGTTAATAAAGATGAAAAGATGCAATCCAAATATAGCCTGCGCTAACATTAACGTACGCAAGCAAGACGTCTTGATTACAATCAACCGTGCGCCCGACAGCCCTCTCATTTCAGAACTCCGTTCAGAAATTGCCGCACTCGAGGCCATAGGTAAGAAGTACGATGACGTCGATGCACACATTCAGCAAGTGATCGAGGGAATGGGTGTGATGACGAAGAAGTATATCACACAAGAAGGCTACGATGCACTCACTGAAAAAAAGCCAAACGTCATGTACGTTATTGTTAATTAAACCAAAAAGAAAAAGTAATTATTTTTTACAAAATGAATAAGATATATCTTGGCAATCAGGTCATCGTTGACCTTTCGGGCTACTACGATAAAACTGCGATTGACGCTTCTTTCGGCGCTCTCGACGCTTCTATCGATGAGGCCTATGATTCACTCGACAATCTGGAGGACGTAGTCACCACGCTTGACTCTTCTCTTGCAGAAGTTGTCACAACTCTCCTGACTGACTACTACACCAAAAGTCATATCGACGCTTCTGTTGCTGCTCTGGAGCAGGAGATTCAGACAATGGGCGGAATCGACTTCGTTGTTGTCGACACACTGCCTGCTGCTTCTGCTGACACTCTGAAGAAGATTTATCTGGTGCCTTCACAGTCTGCAACATCAGGCAACGCTAAGGACGAGTACGTCACAATCGACAACGGGTCAGAAGCAGATCCCAGATATACTTGGGAATTGATTGGCACAACCGAAATCGACCTTTCGAACTACGCAACGAAATCTTACGTCGATGACGCTGTTGCTGACACTTCTGCATATGCAGCAGGCAAGTACGCAGACAAGACAGCAGTCGACACTTCTATCGCTGCTCTTGACACTTCAGTGACTGCTCTCGTAGATGAAGTTAAAATCTACGGCAATCACACAATCAACAATCTGGTGACTTGCACATCGACCGCGTTCGATGGGATTTCGACTAAGGATCCTTCGACTCTCTATATTGTGACTGACTGATTAACTTAGGTTCAGTTTCATTGTTTTTTATATATGATGATATTTTTCCCTGGTCGACGGGTTCGGCCGGGGTTTTTTATGCACACGAAAAAACCCCGCGCTCTCTCAGCGAAGGGGAAAAATACGATTTCGAAAAATTTAAATTTATCATGATTAAAGTTTAACACTGTATTTATCTGCGTGATAAATAATAATAGAACGCGCGCATGCGCGCATGTAGTATATATTCTTTTCTGCTGCCCCTCAGAGCAATTCGGCTCTGAGGGTGTCTTTTTGTACAGAAATCAATTATCCATCTTGACCGATGTGAATAAAAGGAGTCAAAGCGATCGCTCCTAACAGAAGCTAATTTACGCATATAAAGACCAATTAAATGTTAAAGTGGTAACGATTTTAACACAATTAGTTGCAACTTTCAGATTTATTTTGTACTTTTGTCGCAGTTAAAATAAAATAAAGTCAAACAAACAAAAAATAAAATTATGGATAGATTCGATATTAACAAGACAGAAGGGTACACGTGTGGATTGCGGATAATGATCCGTACATCGTCAAAAGACTTAATCGATTTATTCGGTCGAGCACAGGCTTATAGTAGTGACAAAATCAAGCGGATGTGGGGATTAAAAATACAGGATACTATGTTCGCTGTTTATGACTATAAGTATCATCCTAAGAAGTCTGATGAGGTCTGTTATTGGAATGTTGGCATGTGGTTCTCTGGCGAATACAACGACTATAAGAAGAACTATAAGAAGATTCGAAGAACTGTATTAAAGTTTCTAAAAGAAACTGAAAAAGAGCACAACAATCTGAAAACTATCGATATGGTAGCAGATTGGAACTCCTACTTGAGAACTGGAAAGATGATAATATATTAAAGTCAAACGATTAAAAGAAATAATTATGAAAACAAGAAAAACTTTTATGTTGAGCGGAGAGCAGGTCGCGCTTATCAGTCTCGACAAGGCAAAAGAGTTAGGAATTGAGATCATCAAAGATGATTCGACAACTTTGGCTGCTGTCCGTGCGTCGGACGTACCGGAAAACGTGGAAACCTTTGAGCCCGAAATTGGAGGCGAGGAAGGCGAGGAGATTGACTTCGACTACGCCTACAGCGAGGATGACAAATGGCTTAGGTTGTTCTACACAACAGCCTATATACGGGCGTGCAAAGTCTACTTTGAGTACACGCTCGACGATAATTATGAAAAGCCGCGAGAGGGCACCGAACTACACTCGTTGCTGTTGCAGTTAAGCAAGCTGACAGAAGAGAAAGATATACAAGGTCTTGAGGAGGCGAAGGAGGAATACAACTCAGAGCTTGAGCGCTCCTGCCGCGAGGCTGATGCAGAATATGACGTGTGCATGGATTTCGACAAAGCGTTCGAGTACTGGAAGGGCTCTACGTTCGAGGACTGGAAAGAAGAGAACAGTTAAAAACTTAAGGATTATGACAACAAAAGTTAACGTATCAGTACCGGCTGAGTTCGATAAGGATAAGATTGAGGAAATCCTCCTGTCTTTCGAGAATGAAGCTTGGGAGTTGTTTCACAAAAGAAACTCGTTGGATTATCTAGAAGGCGAGATAGAAGATAAAGTCATCGAAGAACTTGAAATCAACGAAGATGATTATGAGGTTGTAGATGCCACTGTTGATTTTTTGAAGGCAGATGACGAGGGAAATATATACAACAATATCTGCTGGTCGGGATGTGAAGATAAATTCAAAAACGACGTTCTCGAAATTTCATTTAGAATAGAAAAATAAGATAATAAAAATTGTCCGTACAGTTAAAACTTCAATCAATATGACACAGGATTTACTTATCATCGCTCAGCTGCTCGACGCTTTAGGCGCTGAAGTCAACGTCGATATCAACCTCACAGTCCACGAGAACGAGGTCAACGATGCAATCAACAACCTCGACGTTTATATGGCTGACCCGAATTATTTCTACGATTCGTCAGATGTCACGCGCGTTCTTTCGAAGTACAACATCACCGCTAAGCAGGCGATGACCGGGCTTCTCTCTTTCGCTAAGGAATCTAAGATGCAAGTTCGTTTTAAGAGTTAAGGATTATGGAAAGCAAGTCAACAGTATCAAGCAGAAAGCCGGGTAGTTCGGACTGGCAACTGCTCTGTCCTGACTGCGGGCAGGTTCTGGACGAAGCTCCAGATTTCAGACAGCTAACTGTAGCAGTCGAGTGCAAGAAGTGTCACATTATAGTCAAGCGAATCATATGAAAAATAAAGTGTATAAAAATGAAATCCTAAGAACGCTGCGTACTTATAATACAACTAAGATATGCAGGCTTATGAAAAAGTGCGTCGGCTATGTGCCAAAAAAGACTCCGTATATAAGCGAAGTGGATGATGATATGAAAGTACCAGAAGTCCTTGACACTTACGAAGTTTATAGATGGGCATCACAATACGCAACCAGCGATAGAATGGACGATAAACTTTATGATGTTCTGTCCAAATCCAACAACAAAAGAACGCACGGAGACGAATATGCATATCTCCCTCACGGCTGGTTCGAGCCCCTTCCGAGATTGCGCGCACACAGGTTTTTTGAGGCTCAAAAACGAGAAGGTCTGAGCAATTATTCAAAGATTGCAGTGATTGATGACGATTATCTCGTCTCCTGTTCGCCCGTTTATTTATTGGCTGACTACAATAAACATTATATTCTACGGCTTGATGGCAACGAAAGATTTTGTGATATTTTAGTCAGGAAATACAATCGTGATATGTTCGTAAAATGAAGAAGTGCATCATATTCACGCGTGTCAGTACTGAACATCAGGAGTTCGTTGAGCAGGAAAGGACGCTCAGCGAACTTGCTCTTAAGGACGGGTACGCGCCTGAATCACAGATATTTATAAGCAACAAAGAGAGCGCAATAAAACTGTCAGAAGAGGAGCGTAGCGGCCTTAACGAACTCAAGATGAAGATTTCTACTGACGAGGAGATTGATGCGGTGTACGCGTTCGATATTAGCCGAATTTCGCGTCAGCAGAAGATTATCTACTCAGTGCGTGACTTTCTTATCGACCGGCACGTCCAGTTAGTCTTTCACACTCCCTCAATCCGATTATTCGACGCTCAAGGCAACATCGACGCTGCTGCCGAACTCGCTTTCTCGATGTTCGCGGTCATGGCAGAACAGGAAATGCGATTGAAGAAAGCGCGTGTTGCAGCCGGACGCCGGCGTTCACGCAAAGAGGGAAAGTTCTGGGGCGGACCAAGTGCCGGGTTAGGATTCAAAATAGATCCGGAGACAAGAAAAGTCGAGCCCGATCCCGAAATGATTCCGACGCTTATCGAATTATTCGAACTGTACACAGACCAGGGATATTCAATCGTGCAACTACGCAACTGGCTCTCTGACCGTGGAATCGAATATTCAGGCCAGAATATCAAGCTGCTTCTGACACGAAAGTCAGTCAGGAATCTAGTCGGAGAAGAACTCTTTGACCGCGCACAAAAAATAAGGATTGTCCGCTCAACTACCGGAGGCGAGTCAAAGAAGCGCAAATATTCAATCTGCGAATCTTTAATCAGGTGTCCGGTGTGCGGACGCTTCTACACGATTCGCTCAAATCACACTTATAATTGTGTGTATCACGATGCTCAAAGAAGAGGCACTCCTCTGTTCTGTCAGAATGCAGTCGGGCTTTCATCGAGGCGAATGGACGCTATCCTGATTAACGTTGCGAGTGAATTGATGATTAAGTACGTGATGATTGACGAGGCTAAGCGCCGAAAGTTGCTTGAGGACAAGTTAAAGGATCTGCCTAAAATCATAGAGACTCTCCAGAAAAGGCTTGAGGGAATCGAGTCAAGAATAGAGCGCATCATCGACAACTACGAAAGCAACCTTATCACGAAGATGAAGCGTGACCAGAAGATACGGAAAGTTCGTGAAGAAGAGGCTGACGTCAAGGAAAAATTGCTCAGCAAGATTTCAGAGCGTGAATATCTGCTGTCGAGAAGAGACAACAAGATTGAGACGTTCGTCGACCTTATTAATCGCTTTGACTCCATGGACCAGAAAGAACTCTATTTCATGGTCCACGAATATATCGAAGAAGTCAACTTGACAATAAACCAACAGGAAAAGATAATCACCGTGAAGGGAAAGGCCGGAGACGTCCGGGAGTTCGCGTTCGTCGGTCAGGCTCGTGGATTCCGGCTGTACCAGATTATGAAAGAAGGACGCATCGACGTGACTGACGTCAAGGCTTTCAAAAGAGAGGATTGACTGTGAAAGGTCTGTCCTCTTTTTTCTTCTCAGTCTCGACGTACGATTTCTCGTCGGCCAGTCTTCTTTGGCAAGTCTCAAAGAAATCGGGATCCAATTCGAAGCCGATGAAATTCCTCTGTTCACGCATTGCGGCGATTGCGGTTGTGCCACTGCCCATGCAGTTGTCGAGGACGATATCTCCAGGGTTCGAATATGTTCGAATCAGATATCTGATTAAATCGACGGGCTTCTGTGTAGGATGATAATAGGTTCTTGAATCTTTATTTGCCATAAACCCTCCGACATTTTTAAACTCGATATAATTCCTTGGATAATAACCTGTATTTGTATAAGTTTTTTCTTTTTCAGCCATGCATGTATTTTTAAAAATGCCTTTTCTGACTGGAGTTCTCTTATACGTGCAGACTCTTTCTAGATTCGTCATCTGAGGATTGAAAGTCGGCAATTTTTTATAAAATAAAATTATATCTTCTGTGTAGTTAAGCAACTGTTTTTTTGCATGGAAAAAGTTCGGCGCTACATTCTTTATCCATGTGATTTTTTGCCGATAATTTTTTAAATTGCTCATCACCAGATACGAAGTAAAAGGCTCTGTACCGAAGAGAAGGATAGCAGCGTTTTCTTTTGCTATTCTATTATATTGCTGCCACAGTTTATCGAGCGGTATCTGGACGTCCCAATCTGTGTGATCACCCCAGCCTTTCAGTTTTCCGTAGGGTAAATCACAGATGATTAAGTCAACTGATTTATCGGGAATCCTATTCATTCCCTCAAGACAATCTTCATTGTATATCACGTTCAATTCCATATCATATTTATTATAAACAAAAACCCTCAGCGTTTAGCCGAGGGAGGATTTATATAATAGAGTGAACATGTTCTGGACGTATCGCTCGTCCTTTCTTATTTTACGTGTAAAATCTGATTCCGGTTTTTTTGTCCGAACGAGACGTGAATCCAGTTGTAGTCATATTCGTTTATCAATTGGTCGAAGTCAAGCCCCATTTCGATAATCATATCGAACAACTCCTTGTTGTCACTCCTTCGATCACTGACTGAGCGAATATCTGCTGCCTGGCCTGTAAGGTGTTGGGAGTTCTTCACACCTCCGACAGCCTTGTTTAACTATGTTGAGCGGAATCCAGATGTGATGATTATAGGCCGGCCGTAGTGCGTCCTCAGAGGCTCAAGCACGTTCTCGACTAACAGGCGAATGTTCTCAAGCTGCTCTTCGTTCGGGATGTTGTTGATTCCTAAACGTACTGCTGTACGTGACTTTAAAAACTCGTCCAAAGTGAAATGTTTGCTCAGTTGAATCATCTTTTTTACTCAATTCCCTCCTCTTCTTTTAACTTCTTTCTTTCTTCATCGAACATATCCCGCACGTCATTTTTCAATCTCCTTGATTCGGAGTTGAAATAGGCAGATACGCCGAACACTGCGGCACTGTAGCAGAGCGCCTGACCTAATATGAAAAGTATCGACTGTTCACTCAACAGAAGGGGTACGAAGGCTGCAATTCCAGTAAGACCCCAACCGAAAGCAAAGGCAGCGATTGCGGTCGAAATTGCCAGTCTGTCCTTTATGGAGAGTAAGCTCCATTTTGATGTGTCTTTCATATAATATTTATCCATATCACAAAAAAACCAGCCCCTTTATGCAATCGCACAAAAGAGCCGTAAAATAGATTTCCGCATTATATTTATCTCTCTAGAATATCGTACACTTGACCCCAAGCGCCTATTGTCAAGACCTTCAACATCTCCTCCTCAACAATCTGGATTTCATCGCTGGTCATCTCGACTTCGCTGGGGTTCTCGATAATCTTTCTTGCGAGCTTGTACGCTTTCAGCGCACGCTCCTGATCCTGCTGTGAGGCTGCACCGAATAATCGTGATGCGATATATTCACCGATCATCGAGACTTTTCCCGCATCGTTCAGAACTTCTTTGCCGTATAGGTCGACGAACGGCTTGTTCAGGTTTTTCTTCATCTTCTTTCCGTATTAAAATTTTTATATTTATTTAACTTTCAGGTACCCGTTCTCAACGTACGTATCACCGGACGAAGCCTGATCCTTAGTCAGCCAACTGTACGAATGCAGAAATGTGCCTTTGTTCGCGTCGGTCTGAATCCTCAGAGTTTTATAAGAACCGGTTGAGCCCGCAGATTCAAGCACGAAGTCAGCGAACGAATAACCGGTCATAAGCCACGCAACAGAGTCCTGATTATTTCCTCCTTTGGTCGACAGGTTCAGTCTGGAGCAGGTCTCGCCTCCGTATTTGTAGAAGCCCAGGAATAGGGTGTTGTACGTGCCTGAATAGCCGGCTAATCTTGCACCCGAAGAGCCATAAGGTTCGATTCGCATCTTGTTATTCCCATTTCCGATATCGAGGTCTCCGTTAATAAGTCCGCCCTGGATTGTGCCTGCGAACGTGATGTTTCCGTACGAGTCGACTTTGAAGGTTGTATCTCCCGACTGATTGGTGATCTTAAACTGACCG